GTTCCGTGACTTACTTGCAACCCCTAAGGGTCGAACGATTGTGTTAATAATAACACAGTTATATTATATAGTCAAGTAGGTTTGTATCATTTGATACCAAATCCATTAACCACCTTTTCTGCGTGTTTATTATGCTCCTTCAACTTAGTCATCCAGATCCTTTCTTCAAGACTTACCTCTCCATCAGTTGATACTACTCTGCAGCAGATATCAACTAACTTGTTGTAATAGTTGTTGCTTAACATGTTGAATGGCTGTGGGTAGGATTGCGTACTCTTGTCTTTGTATTGCTTTAGTTAATGATACCACATCATCAGATGGAAGTATAGGAACCTTCCCCTGAAGAATTATTTCACCACCATCCAGTTCTTCATTCACATAGTGAACTGTACATCCAGTCTCTTTATCACCAGACTCCATTGCTTGTTCTACTGCATGTAATCCCTTATACTTTGGTAGCAATGAGGGATGCACATTTATAATAGGAGCAGGGAAAGCAGCAGGATTTTTAATAATCCTCATGTATCCTGCTAGTACTATAAGATCAACATGCCATGCTTTGAATAACTCTACCATCTTATCTTCTTCTTTGGCATTCACATAGCAGTGAGGGATACCAAACTTTGCTGCTCTTTTTAAAGCACCACATTTCTTTTTGTTGTGAACCATAATCACAACTTCATCCTGAGTGCAGGTGCGTAGGATGTTCTCGAAGTTTGTTCCGTTGCCAGAACACATAACTCCTAGTCTCATAATGCAGGATACTCCTCGTTACGTACTTTTTGAGTTTTCATAGTCTTGAAGTCTTCCATCAATCGCTGCACCTGTTTCTTATCAAGTCCAGCAAGTTGCTCACAGTTTTCCAAACAACGATAGATACATTCTCTATCACTTATGGGTGGTGCTATCTCCCACCCCTGATCGTCATAATACTTCTTACCTTCAGTAACTTGTGCCTCTACATGTCCTAAGTCTTGTGTCTTAGAAGGGTTTTTGTAGTTATGGCTTGTACTCTGGTTCTGGTTCATTAATACGATGTTTAAAGTGCTCAGTGTCAAAGTAAGATACTCCTGGTGGAGTAGGATCATCATAATTCATTCTTAACTTACGTTGATACTCACGTTCATTAAGAACTTCATTAATAAGTATCTTCATCTCCTTTACATACTCAGGAGTAAACAACCTACGAGGATGAATCATCATAGGTTTATGATTACTCTTCTTACCAGACTTCTCCCACGCTGCAATCTGTTCAGGTGTCATTTCAGGACTCATGCCCTGCGTATCCATCTTACTCATAATGGCCTCCCATTCTTATCAACCAAACCTAACTTCTTTACCTGATTTAAATTAGACTTCTCTTTCCTTTTAAGTTTCTTATATTCTCTGATGAGTTTATCAACTCCATCATTAGATACTCTAACCTTAAGTTTCTCATCACCATGTTTAGTGATACCAAAACCTTCAGCAGCAGACTTCTCTGTCTCATCTATGTAATCATTAATCCCTTCTTGGATTTCATCACGGATGAGAGCATCAATCTGTGCTCGTAACATCTCATCGCCATCTTTATTCTTGCTCATTAGGTTCCTCCTCGAATGGTGACTCTTCTTTAAGTCCAGCATTATACAGACATTCATCCAAGAACATCTGTGCTATTTCATCTTCACTCATTGCTCCTCCTCTGGTTTCCTCCTTCTCTTTTTTCTTTTCTTTGTAGGAACAGGTGCAACATTCCAACGGTTAGGTGGAACCATTCCGTCAGACTGTTTCATTCCTATAAAATTCTTTTGATATCTATCATAATAATTATCAAAAATATCTACCTGTTTCTCTGCCATAGCAATATCATATCTAATTACATCATCAACCTTATACCATGTCAGGTATGCATTGTATGGGAGTTTAGTATTATTATCCTCCTGAGGATTACAATTCTCATGGAGGATAGATATCGTAGGAGTGTAATTGGTATTCAATTTACAACTCCAACCTCATACTTAGTACCTCCTCTACCACCCCACTGAATGTCCTCATAGGCTTCAGCAATAAGTTCTTGGTTCAGAGTAGGATACTTTGCTACAAGTCTTTGATCTTTTACAAGACAAAGTATCTCTGCTTCAGCAGGTAACAAAGTCTCAAGGATTTGTATAAAGATTGCCTCTCTACGAGTCTTAGAGAGCGAATCATTACCTCCTTGTATAAAGTTATAGAAATGACGTTGCTCCTGCCTTAGAGACGTATGCTCAGTCCCTGCAGGGGCATCGTTAGGTTTGTATGGAACCTCACCTTCTGGTAAAGCAGAATTAACAGTGTCGTCAAAATTCCATATCATAAGAGACACTAAGGCATCGTTACGATACTCTTGTAGAAGTTCAATCTTCTTCTGTCTACCCCTAGTCTTGTTAACCAAGTCAAGGATTTCAGATTGGAAAGGATTGGGTGGAAGTTTTACTTGAGGGAGTGGTTTTCTTTTCTTAGTCGTCTTCTTCCTCTTCGATCCACTCGCCAGAGTTACCTTCTCCGAACTCTCCCCCTGTCCAAGTGCTGCTGATGTTGTCGGCATGTTCAAATCGTAGTGCTAAAATTTCATCGGGAATAACATTCCCATGTTGATCATACATCTCAGGATGTAAGTTGTCACGGTGATAAGGATTAGATTTAATAGCATGTGAATGTGCTAACCATCCTATCCCAAAACCAACTAATAAAGAAAGTATACTACTTATAGTAGCAAAAGTCAAGGTGACTATAAGAGTCTCGTTCATCATCCTCCTCTAAGTTATGGTGGATTCCTTTTAATATCTAAGGAAAGTTCAACGTAGATGTGAATTTCTCTCTTGAAGAAAGAAACCATCTGTCCAAAAATAAATTGAAATGATTTTGGTTCCCTCCTTTTCTTGACAGGTTTTTTGTTGCGGAGCATTAACTCCACGCCTCTATTTATTTCTAATTTAGGCTTTTTTTCTGCCTGGTTTCCTGTCGTGTTCATAACGTAGTGCGTCCTCCATCATACCATAAAGATACTTTCTGATTTTACGTGCCTTTGGTTTAGGTATGTGTCCATAGGACTCACGTAATTGTTGGTGCTCACTGTCACGTCCTCCTTTAATGTATTCGTCTAATTGATAAACAGTGTCTCTAATTTCCTTAGCAACACTGCTATGAATAAACTCAGTCATGTCTGAACGCTTTAGTTTTAATCCCTTAGCGAACTGATAAAGATTTAAAACATAACGATCATTTTCAAAGACTTCATCTATTGCTTTATCGACAGCAATGTAAATGTCCATTAGTTTTCTAGATGTTTTTGCTCACGTAAAAATTTAATAGTTTCAGTACATCCACCAATCTTATCCCCATTAAATGTTACCTGAGGAAATGTTGCTCCTTCTCCATACTCCTTATAGAAAGCTTCCTTCGTGAAATTTTCTCCCAACTTATACACAACATGTTTTAACTCCGTAAACTGTAATAACTGTACCACCTTATCACAATAAGGGCAACCGTCTTTAGAGTAGACTGTAAAATTTTCTAGTTGTGACATGTTATTTGCGTAAAGTTTGTAAATGTAGAAGTACAGATTCACGAACGTTCATAAGTTCGTTATAACATTTTTGATTATGAGCACAAGCTCTAAGAGCACTATCAGGTTTAATGACAGACTCGATGAATATGTCCAACCCCCTATTGTATTTCTCTATATGAGATTCATTATCAGGGATTGTATTCTGATCTTTCATAGAATAATGATGTTACAAATGATATGTATAATTAATGAGGATTATAGAGTCCCAAATAATAAACAAACAAACATATGACTACAACCATAGCAAGTCCAACAAAGTAAATCATAATAATTTTTAAGACTTCTCTAAAAGTATAACACTACCAATCGGGGTATGTCCACTCCACAGTGTCACTTTTTTTCCGAGTTGAAACAATTCTTCTTATTGTACACACCTTACACTCATAGGAATAAGAAGATGGAAGAGTCTTTCTATCCTTTCTAGTCCTATAGAAACCATCTATAAGGTTCTTTATCTCTCCACATTTCTTACACTTCCTCTCTTGTAGCAGGAGGTGTCCTAATGATACCTGCTCATCTATTTCCATATAAAAAAAGGATCCTAACATAGTTAGGACCCTTTAGTGATAGGTTCCTGTCGCCGCTTACCCTGAACCTATCGAAGGGGGTAACCGCAGTCCAGGTAGCGAACCACAGACTGGTATATTATAGCACTAACCGATGGATGGTGCAACTAATGCAACTTCAGTAGACTCTGCAGCAGCCAAGTCTAGAGGGAAGTTATGAGCATTACGCTCATGCATTACTTCCATACCAAGGTTTGCTCTGTTAAGGACATCACCCCATGTAGGAACAACCT